TCAGCGGGTTCGGGGTTCGAGTCCCTGATGGCGCACCACACGGGAACCCCCGTCCGGATCACCCGGGCGGGGGTTCGTCGTTCCATCCCGCAGCCAGGCGTACGGGACGCCAGTCTTGAGTGCCCAGAGGCGCACGACGGCTCCGCTCGGCTCGATGTGACCGTTGATCCACCGGCTGACCGTGTTCCGGCCCACCTCCAGGTAGTCGGCCATCTCCTGCACGCTGATGTCCGCCACGCGCAGTCCCTTGCGGAGCCTGTCGGCCAGGTCGAACGCGGGCACGTCAGGCAGGGCTGCGGGGTCGATCTCCGTACTCATGCAACGAGCATTGCACCAGTGCGATAGGACGTCAACGGGTGACATCTAGCGCCACTCGCTTGCTTTGCATGGTGCAGTGCACCATGCTGACGACATGACCCAGACCGAGACGTTGATCAGCGCCGCCGAAGCCGCTGCCCTGCTCGGCATCGATCGCTCGACTCTCACCAGGTGGGTGAAGGCCGGACGCATCGACGCCGCTCACAAGAACCCCTACCTGAACGGGGCGCTGCTGTTCGACCGGTCGGCTGTCGATGCGCTGGTTGCGGAGCGTGCGTCGTGACGCGCCGCAAGGTCGTGGTCGTCGTCGCGTTGGTGGTCGTGGGTGTGGTCGGGTTCTACGCCGCGCAGGTCTTCGCGGCGCCGGACTGGTTGCGGTTCGCGGCGTCGCTGCCGGTGTGGGTCGCGGCGTCGCTCGTGAACGACGCGGTCCAGGACCGCACGGTCTCCACTGGTTCGATCGATGAGGCGATCGAGGCGCTGCGTCGGGGCGCGCGGTGAGCCGGGAGTCCTGGCGCCCGATCCCGTCGGTGCCGGGCTACCAGGCGTCGAACCGTGGCCGCATCCGCAACGCGGCGACGCGGCGCGTGCTGTCGCCCAAGCCGACGACCAACGGCTACCTCCAGGTCCACTGCGGACGGGCGAACCCGAACCGGTTGATCCACCGTCTGGTGTGCGAGGCGTTCCATGGTGAGCCCGAGGCGACCGCGCATGCCGATCACCTGGACTTCAACCGGCTGAACAACAGGCCGACGAACCTGCGCTGGCTGCCCGCGCACCTGAACATCGGCCGTCAGGTCCGGTGGGGTCGGCGCGGTTGGGAGGTCGAGGACGACGAGGCGCCCGAGGGCTACACGCCTATGTCCGTCGCCGAGCGTGAGGCCGTGGACGCGAACCTCGCGGCGGCGGGGTGGTGACCGTGGCCCAGGACCCCCGTACCTACGTCCCGGCGCGCGAGCGCTCGCCGTTCGGGCAGTTCGAGCTGCACCGCAGCCACCTGACGACCCGCATCCCGGGCGCCCAGTTCCGCGGCACGTACGTGAGCACCGCCCCGAAGGTCGAGCCCGACGTCGCCCGCGCAGCCGCGCTCACCGTCACGGCGAACGCCCGCGACGTCGAGGACGCCCGCGACCTCCTGACGGTCCTGGGACTCGTCCCGTGAGCCGCGACGCCTGGCGCCGGGCCCAGTACCTCGCCGTCTACACCGAGCGCTTCGGCAGGTCGCCGCGCGCCACCCCCGAGTTCGTCCCCACGAGGAGCACCCGATGACGCTGGTCGTCCACACCCACGGCACTGAGGAGGGTCGCGGCTTGCTGTGCCCGGAGCGGCGCGACGCGGGCGGGCTGGTGGGTGCGTGCCAGCCCGTCCGCTACCTCGCCGCCGGCATCCACGCCGTCGCCGAGAGGCTCGACGGTCTCATCGAGGAGGCGCGCGCCCTGAGCCGCGCAGCGGACGATCCGTGCCACCCGACAGACCTCATCGCCCTGGAGGACTACGTCGCGCGCGCGTGGGCGGTGCTCGTCGCCGCGCAGCGGTGCGCCGCGATCGAGGTGCCGAGGTCACGCACCGCAAGACGGTCCGGCTGTGGTGCCACGAGTGCCAGGCGTTCGTGGAGTTCGAGGGGTGGGTGCACGAGGACGGCAAGTCCGCGCCCGTGCACGTCACCCCCGTCGAGACCGACCTGCACCGCGTCCAGGTCCACGGGGCGACGTCGTGAACCTGACCGCCCACGCCCGGACCCCGTCGCTGCTCACGTCGCTGAGCAGGGCGGGGTGGGGCGTGCTCGCGCCCCGGGAGTACCAGGGCGTGCGCGCGACCCTGCGCGGGCTGGTCGACCAGCTCGACCACCGGTCCGGGCAGGGCTGGACGACCGCTGACCAGGTCTCGGTCAGCACGGGCCTGTCGTCGCGCTGGACGCGCCACTGCATGCAGGTCTTGGAGGACCTGGGCGTCATCGTCTGGCACCGCGGCGGCGTGCTCAACGGGGCGCCGACGCCCTCGTTCGTCCGGATCGTCAAGACGGTGCTGCTCGACCTGATCCGCGCGGCCCGCCCGGTGCGCGAGGAGGCCGACCGGGAGCACCGCAAGGCCACCCGAGACCGCCTCAAGGGCATCCGCTACATCCGATCCCAGCGTCCTCGCAGGTCAGACCATGCGGAACTCAGTGCTAGCCCCCCCACCCCTACGGGGGAGGTATCCACAACCGACCTCCCCGAGAGGACAGACATGCACCCCGGCTTCGACTCTCCCGTGTGCGAGCACGGCGGCGACGGCCGCCGGATGGCGAACGGCAAGGCGATGTGCCCCATGTGCAGGCGCCGAGACGCCGCCCAGCACGCCGCCGAGGTCGGCGTGACCACCAAGCCGCGCCGTCGTCGGCGCAACCTGGACATCCTCGACTACGCAGCGCTCGCCTCCGGCGAGCGGGCCGAGGACGACGAGTGAGCCGCCCGAGCCCTGTGGAGGACGTGCGCTGGCTGCTCGGCGCGGGGGAGTCGGTCGACTCGATCTGCCAGCGTCTCGGACGTCAGCCCGACTCCCTCGCCCGCTCGCTGCACCGCGCCGGGGACACGGATGCTGCCCGCGCGTTCTGGCGCCTGTCGAAGCGGCGCGGGCTGTGAAGGCCGAGAAGTACACCGGGCGCCGCGTCGCCGCCTCGCGCGCCTACTGGGCCAAGCGCCTCGCCGAGGGACCGCTGACCTGCTACCGGTGCCGCAAGCCCGTGCACTCCGGCCACCGCTGGCAGGTCGAGCACATCGTCGCGCGCGCGCTCGGCGGGCGGCTCGACCGCGCAAACGAGTGGGTGTCCCACGGCACGTGCAACGAGAGCCACGGGGCGAAGCTCGGCGCCGCGATGCGCGCGGCCCGACGCCCGGCCACCATCGCACGAATGGAATCGGAAAGAGTGCGAGGAATCCGCGGATGGTAAGAGGAATCGACATTCACAAAAGCGCAATGACTGCGCTTTTTGGAGAAGAGGTGGCAACCCACGCACGTATGCCTCTGACTTCCTCTCCCCACGGGGGACCGCGAATCCCTGAGTTGCGTTCCCCACGGGGGAGGCGCCGGTGCGTTCCCCTGCACTCGTCCCCGGCCCCGAAGTCCGTCGACCTGACCGAGTTCCGTGGTGGGTGCGCCCTGCTCGGGTTCGAGCCGTCGTCCCACCAAGAGCGGTTCGCGCGGATCGCGGGCGCCGTGAGCGAGGACGACCCCGATCTTCCCCGGCACTCCGAGATCGCGAAGACCGAGCCGCGACGCTCGGGAAAGACCGAGGGGCTGCTGGCATTGGGTGTGGGTCGGTGCTCGGCCCGCGCGGACTACTACGTCGCATTCTCCGCGCAGTCGGGAAAGAAGGGTCGCGATCGGTTCCTCAAGATGGCCGTCGCGCTCGATCGGTGGGACCCGTGCCCGCGCTCGTCGCGGTCGAACGACGGGTGCAACCGCGAGCACGTGCACCGGCGCATCTACCGCTCCAACGGCGGCGAGCGGATCGAGTGGGAGAACGGCTCGGTCCTCATGGTGCTGCCCCCCGACCCCGAGGCGTACCGGGGCGAGGAGTTCCACCTGATCATCCTGGACGAGGGCCAGGAGATGACCGAGCCCGAGGCCGCCGCCGAGCTGCTCGGCGGTATCCAGCCCACGATGGACACCGTCCCGGACGCGCAGCTGATCGTGGCCGGGACCGCCGGGAAGGTCCGGTCCGGGCTGCTGTGGGACGCGCTGGAGAAGGGCCGCGCCGGGCTCTGGGCGATCCTGGAGTACGCGGCGCCGGACCACGTCGCCCCGGCGCTCCAGGACCCCACCCGCCCCGACGACCCGCCCGTGCTGAACGAGGCGGCAGTGCTCGCCGCGCACCCGGGCGTCGGGGTGCTGACCACCATGACCGTGATCCGCAAGCGGTTCGACAACCTGTCGCTGGTCGACTTCCAGCGCGAGTACCTGGGCCAGTGGCCCGCCGACGCGTCGGTGTCCGCCATCGACCCCGAGGTCTGGAAGGCCCGCGCCGTCGCGATGATCCCCCGCCCCAAGCGGGTCGGGCTCGCGTTCGACGTCTCCCCGGACGGCTCGTGCGCCGCGCTCGCGTGCGCGTGGCGCGACGCCGACGGCGTCGCCTACGTCGAGCTGCTGGCGTTCCGGCTCGGTGTGTCCTGGCTGCCGGCCGAGGCACACCGCGTCGCCCGGGCCTCCGGCGCCGCGCTCGCACACGACGTCATCGGCGCGAACACCAACCCCGCTGACACCCTGTCCCGCAAGCGCCCGCCGGTGAAGCTCACGCCGATGAACCTCAAGGACGTGCAGGGCGCCGCCCAGCGCATCGTGTCCGGGCTGTCCGACGAGACCGTCCGGCACTTCGCCCAGCGGGACCTCACCCTTGCCGCCGAGGGAGCGAACTGGCGCAACGTCGGGGAGACCGGTCGGGCGTTCGGGCACAAGGCGTCGTCCAACCCGATCGTCCCGCTGACCGCCGCCGCGCTCGCGCTGTGGGCGTACGACAAGACCACGACACGCCGCCGCGCGCCCGGTCTGGTCTCGGCGTCCGCTTAAGTCAGAAGACCGGTCCAGTCTGCTCGCCGTGAAGATGTTCGGGTTCGGGAGGATCCCCGCCGCGCAGGCCGCCGCCGCGCTCGCCCCGGGCCGCCGTGTGCAGCTCGGGTCGCCCTGGTCGCCGGGTCTGACGACCAGCATCATCGCGGCCGACTGGATGGGCGCCAACGCCGCCCTGTTCCCGGTGACCCGCGACCAGGCGATGCGCGTCCCGGCCGTCGCCGCCGCCCGCGACCTGATCTGCCTCCAGCTCGCCTCCGGCGCCCTGCGGCAGTACCGCGGCGCCGAGCTCGTCGCGAAGCAGCCCGCGTGGCTGTACCGCACGGACTCCGACGTCGCCCCGCAGATCAGGGCCCTGTGGACCTGGGATGACCTGCTGTTCTCCGGGTTCTCCCTGTGGCGCCGGTTCAACGACTCCAAGGGCCAGATCGGCGACGCCGTGCGCGTGCCCGTCGAGCAGTGGGACTGGGACGAGAACTTCAACGTCCTGCTCGACGGCGAACCCGTCCGGCCCGCCGACGTCATCCTGTTCACCGGGTGGAACGAGGGTCTGCTGCTCAACGCCTCCGACGCGATCAAGCAGGCCCTCGCGATCTCCGACGCGGTCACGACCCGGGTCAACAACCCCGTCCCGCACACCCTGCTCAAGGAGGAGATGGACCTGGGGCTGTCCGACGGGTCCGAGGACCCCGAGGACAACGACCAGCAGAAGTACGTGGACTCGTTCGCCGCCGCCCGCCGCAACCGCACCACCGGCGCCGTCTCCTACATGCCCTACGGCCTGACCGCCGTCGAGTACGGCACCGGCGGCATCGAGCTGTACGAGCAGGGCCGCAACGCCGCCGTGCTCGACATCGCCCGCCACGCCGGGGTGCCCGCCTCCCTGCTGGAGGCCAACTCCGTCAGCTCGTCCCTGACCTACGAGACGCAGCGCGGCAACCGCTCGATCCTCAACGACCGGCTCCGGAACAAGGCCCTGGTCATGGACGCCCGGCTGTCCATGGACGACGTGACCCCGCGCGGGACCCGCGTCGCGGTCGACCTGTCCCACCTCATCGACGCAGACGACGGCCTCCCGGCCACTACGGAGGACTGACATGGACGTGACCATCGAGGCGGGGACCATCGCGTTCTCCCGCGAGGACCGCACCGTCACGGGGCTGCTCATGCCCTACGGCGAGGTCGGGCGTACCACGCTCGGCCGGTTCTCGATCCCGCGCGGCGCGGTGTCCATCCCGACCGACCCGGCCGTGGTGACCCTGAACGACCGGCACGACTACACCGAGCCCATCGGCCGGGCCACCGCCCTGACCGACACGGACGCCGGTGTCGTCGCGACGTTCGCCATCGCCCGTACTGCCGAGGGTGACGCGTACCTCGCCGACGTCGAGGCCGGTCGCCGGACCTCCCTGTCGGCCGAGGTCAAGCGCCTCGCCGTCCGGTCCGGGCAGGTCATCGCCGGTGCGCTGTTCGGCGCCGCCGCGTGCAAGTCCGGGGCGTTCCCGTCGGCCACCCTGCTCGCCGCCGACGCCGGACCCGAGGACGAGATCGAGGTGGACGGCGTGACCTACCGCCGCGTCACCGACCCCCAGACCCCCACGGGCACCGCGCCCGAGGACGATGCCGCCCCGGCGGCAGGAAGTGAGGCCCCCGTGGACGACGACGAGACCGGCACCGAGGTGGAGACCGACGACGAGGTGCTGAAGGCGGCCCTGCCCGGGTCGGTGGGCGGCAAGCCCGCCAAGGGCGCGGGCAAGACGCTGTTCGCGTCGCTCGCCGGCAAGACGCTCAACGAGGCCGGGCTGCTGCTCGCGGCCCTGGACAACATCGTCGCCGCCGACGCGCTGCCCTCCCAGCAGCAGCAGTGGCTCGGTGAGATCGGCAACAAGAAGACGTACGTGCGGCGGTTCAGCCCGCTGATCCAGCACGACGACCTCCAGGGGCTCAAGGCCATCGGCTGGCAGTTCGAGGCGGGCAAGGCCCCGACCGTGGGCGACTACGCCGGGTTCCCGGCCCAGCCCACGTCCACGGAGGTCAAGACCAAGGCCGTGACGATGGACGCCGCCCGGCTCGCGGGTGCCGGTGCCGTGGACCGGGCGTTCCTGGACTTCCCGACCCCCGAGTTCTGGGCCGGGTACTTCCGCGAGTTCACGAACGACTACGAGCGCAAGGCCGACGCCAAGGCCCGGGACGCCATCATCGCCGGGGCCACCGCCCTCGTGGGCGACGCGGTCCCGGCGGGGGTCGCCACCGCGTTCTCCTACATCGTGGACGGCGCCGCCCAGATCCTCGACTCCGAGCGCGGCATGCCCACGTTCGCGCTCGTCGGCACCGCCCTGTGGAAGGCGATGCTGCGCACCCGCGCCGAGGACGCCCTGGCGTACCTCACGGCCGCGCTCGGCCTGGAGGACGGCACGCTGGAGAACTTCAAGATCGTTCCCTCCAGCGTCGCCACCCTCGTCGGCAAGGTCGTCGTGGGCACCAAGGAGTCGGCCACCCAGTTCGAGCTGCCCGGCAGCCCGACCCGCGTCGACACGGTCAACATCGCCACCGGCGGCGCCGAGCGGGGCGTGTTCGGCTACCACGCCGAGATGGTCAACGACGCCACCGGCCTCGTGATCGTCGGCCCGGCCGAGGGCTGATCCAGCGCGCGATCGGCTGACAACGCCCCGTTGTCAGCCCCGGAACGGACAGAGAGGCGAGGTTCATGGACCTCTGGATCGACCCCGAGGGCGACGCCGTCGTCCTGGATGAGCTGTGGCCCGACCACGCCTCTCTGTCCGCCCCGACGCTCGCACTCGTGCTGGAGTCCGCGCAGGACCAGTGCACGGACTACGCCCCGAAGCTCGCCGCCGATGCCGAGGTCCCGGCCCGGTACAAGGCGGCGCTCCTCATGCAGGCCCGGGCCGTGTACCGGTCGCTGCTCGCCGGGTCCGGCGACACCATCGGCCCCGACGGGCTGACCGTGACCGTCTACCCGATGGACCGCACCGTCAAGGCGCTGCTCCGCCCGCCCCGACCCCGCCGGGCCCTGTGATGGGTGCCCGCACCGACGTCGCGGTGTTCCTCACCGACGCCCTGCCCGACACCTGGACCGTGCACGCCGCCGAGCGCGAGCTGGACGGCGTCACCCGCCCGACCGTCATGTGCGGGCAGCGGACCATCACCGAGCCGTCCGGGCTCCGCACGGCCGGACTGGAGCTCACGCTCCTCGTGCCCGGCGACTCCCCGGAGACCGTCGAGGACGCCCTGGAGGACGCCCTCGACGTCCTCCTGGACGCCCTCACGCCTCTGCCCGCCACCGACCTGACCGCGACCCGCGGCACCTACCAGACCACCCTCAGCGCCTACAGCGTCACGTTCAGCGTGCCGCTCAAGCGGAAGGAGAACTGACATGGCCGTCATCGACCTCGTCCCCCTCGTCCTGCGGGACCTGCTCGCCACGATCGCGGGCAGCGACTTCAAGCACGCCGTCGGCGCCGCGACCTTCACCCCGACCACGCAGACCGTTGCGTGGGTCGGCGGCGGCGGCAAGACGTTCCAGGACGTCACCGCCCCGACGTGGGTCCTGGACCTGACCTACGTCCAGGACTGGGACACCCCCGAGTCCCTCGCCCGGTACCTGTACGAGCACGCGGGGGAGACCGTCGAGATGACCTTCCAGCCGCGCAGCGGCGACGGCCCGTCGTTCACCGCCCAGGTCACGATCGTGCACGGCGCGATCGGCGGCAACGTCGGCCAGAACGCGACGGCCACCGTGCAGCTGCCCTGCACGGGCGCCCCGGTCCTCGTCCCGGCCGCCTGATCGTGGCGTCCCGCGTCGAGGGACCCAGGGAGGCCCGGGCAGCCGTGGTCGCCCTGCGGTCCATCGACGCGGACGCCCGCAAGCGGCTCAACGCCTCGACCCGGACCGTGGTCAACCCCATCTGGCAGGGCGCCGTCAAGAGCCGCGCGTCCACGCCGATGGACAGCAAGGTCCTGGCGACCGGCAGCCGCGTCGCCGTCGGCGCCAGGCCCGCGCTCGTCGCGGCCTCCTCGACCCGGCCCCTGCGCGGCGGGTTCGTCCCGGGCCGCGTCCGGGCGTGGGCCGCCTGGGAGTTCGGGTCGGACGCCCAGGCACTCAAGCGGACCTACCAGACCCGCTCCCGCCGTGGCCGCGCGTACGAGATGACCCGCCGCACCCGCCGCCAGGTCCCGCACCGCGCCCAGGACGGGCGCGTGCTGTACCCCGCCGTCGCAGACACCGGCCCCCGTGTGTTCGCGCTGTGGGCACAGACCACCATCCGCAGCATCTTCGAAGCGTTCGAGAAGGGAGCCAGCTGACATGGCCGGAGGCTTCAAGTGGTCCCTCGACTGGGACACCAACCCGCTCCGCCGAGGAGGCAAGCAGGCCGCCGACGCGATCGAAGACGCCATCGACACGTTCGAGGACATGGCTAGGCAGGCCGACCGATCCGCCGACAAGGCGGGCGACGCCCTCGCCGACGAGACCAAGTCCGGCGCCCGCACCGCCGAACGGGCACTGGGCGACCTCGAGGACGCGTTCCGCGACACCATGCGCGACGCCGAGAAGCGCACCAAGAGCGCCGCCGACTCACTCGGCGACGACATGAAGCGCGGCGCCCGCGAGGCCGAGCAGGGCATGGACGACCTCAACGCCAACGCCGCATCCAACGCCAAGGAGTTCGCAGCGTCGTGGGACGGGTCGGCGCAGGGGGCCATCGACTCCCTGCAGGGCTTCGTCGCAGAAGCGACCGAGGGATTCGGACCGGTCGGCCTCGCAGCGGGGGTCGCGCTCGCTGCTGGTGCCGGTGCCATGTACACCGCGTGGCAGGAGAAGTCCGAGGCGGTCAAGCAGGCGATCCGCGCCATGTACGACGACATGCTTGCCTCGGGTGAGTCGTACCTCAGCCAGGACGCGATCCAGACCCGGATCAGCGACATCGTGAACGGCGCCGAGGACGCGGTGATCGGGTTCGGCGAGGTTCAGCGGCAATCGGAGCTCCTTGGCACGTCGGTGCAGACGATGCTCCTCGCCTGGGCCGGGAACGCGAGCGCGATCGAGGAGGTTCAGGGTCGAGTCAACGAGAAGCTTGACGAGACGAGCCGGAAGTTCCAGAGCGGCGACATCACGCGTGACGCGTTTGCTGGCACGCGCTATCAGCTCACCGACGTTGCCGACCGGCTCGGCGACGTCACGGGTCAGCTCGACGTCGCCAGCGACGGTGCGGCGACGACCCGGCAGGCGATGCGGCTGCTCAACCGCGAGTACGCGGACACCCCCAAGACGGTGACGACCGATGTGGACGCCGACACGGCTCCGGCCCACGCTCAGCTCGACAATCTCGGCCGTGTGATCGGCTCCACGCACCCTGTCATCCCCGTGACGGCGGATACGGCGGAGGCGGAGCGGCAGATGGCCGAGTTCCTGCGCAAGCCCCGGCGTGTGGCTATCACGCCGATGCTCGGGCAGAGGGCGGTGTGACGTGGCCTGCACCCTCACTGCCGTTCCGTACCTCGCGACCGGTGTCACCCAGGTGATCCAGTGCCACCAGAACCCCGCCCTGCGCGCCGGGCTCACAGGATGGGCCGACTACGCCGGAACCGGGGGTACGTCCACCGTTACGCGCGATCTCTACGCCGCCCCGATCGTCGCCCGTGACGGTGCCGTGCTGCCGTCCCGGTACGTCGCGCACCACGTCCAGACGGTCGCCTCGACCGGCCCCGCTGGCGTGATCGCCCGCACCCCGGTCGGTTCGGTCGGCGGCGGGTCCGTGCACGCGTCCATGTACGTGGCGGCGTCGGCGGCCGTCGACATGCGCCTGTCCCTGGTATGGGTCAGCGCTGCCGGTGCGAACCTCGGCTCGGTTCTCGGTCCCATCCAGAACGTCAGCACGCCGGCCACGGGGTTCGCTCGCCTGACCGCGACCGGCGTCGCCCCCGCCGGTGTGTCCTACGTCGAGGTCTGGGCCTTCACCGTCGGAGCCGCACCGGTCGGGCTCGTGATCGATGCGACGTGCTTCCTCGCCGCGTCGGGCTCGGCGCTCGTCCCCTACTTCGATGGCTCTCAGCGCGTCCCCACCGGCGGGTACGCCGCATGGCGTGGCACGCCTGACGCGTCGTACTCCGACTGGTTCCGGCGCTCGCCGGCCCCGGCGGGATCGGCCCAGGCCACCCCGACCCTGGTGCTGGACTACGAGGCGCCACGTGAGTCGGCGTCGGTTGCGCACCGGATCATCGGTCGCCCGGACCCGGTTCACGCCCTGGGGCCGCTGAAGACGCGTGAGGGCACCCTGCAGCTGTTCTTCGCCAGCGCGGCGGAGGCGGACACCGCCGCGCGACTCCATGAGGCGGGCCGCGTGATGCTGCGCGACACCGAGAACCCGACGGCCGACATGTACTACGTCCCGCGCCGGATCAGCCCGGCGTGGACGGACGAGAAGACCGCCGCCCAGCGGTGGGTCATGGACGTCGATTACACCGAGGTCTACGCCACGGCAGGAGCGTACTGAGATGGCCTACACCGGCGGGCAGTTCCCGACCGACACGGACGCGTGGCTGTCCTCGGACCTGCGGCACACCCTGCGGGTGGTTCTCGACTTCGACGGCACCAGCCTGTCGGTCGAGGCGATCACGGCGACGGTCCGGATGGACGAGACGTGGTCTCCGCGTGTGACGGCGGACATCGTGATTCCCTACACGGACGCCGCGTGGGTGTCGGCGGTGACGAACCCGACTAGCGGCGCACGTCGTCCGGTCGCGCTGTTCCCGGGGTACGTGCACCCGGACGGGACCGCCCGGGAGGCGGCGTGGCCGTGGTGGGTGTGGGTGCGCTCGCGCGAGCGTGACTACGCCGAGGGCACGATCACCCTCACCCTGGCCTCGACCGAGGCCGTTGTGCAGGACTACCAGCACACCTCCGCGACCCCGGTCACGATCGCGGGCACGTCTCGGGTGGACTCGGCCATCTCCCAGATGCTGCTCATGGCGATCCCCCTGAATGACCTGTTCTCCAGCTCGGCGGCCACACTGGGCGCGTCGGTCGTGATCAGTCGGGACAACTCCGACGTGTGGGCGGCGATCGTGGACGCCGCGGACCGAGCGTGGTGCCAGATCGTCCCGGTGTTCTCCGCTCCGGTGACCGGCGGCATGGACTGGGAGTTGGTCCGCCCGACTGGCACCCCCGACCCGGTCAACTACACCGCCCTCGCGACCGGCCCGGCGGGGACCGTGTCCGGGTGGAAGGCGAGCGACACCCGCGACGGTGAGGAGTTCGCGATGGGCGGCGGCGGGTTCGCGAACGTCGTCATGGTCAAGTACACCGGCCCCACCCCCGGGTACCAGGTCGCGACCAACGCCGCCTCGGTCGCTGCGACCGGGGTCCGTGCCCGGGTCTACCAGCGCGCCAGCTCTGTCCCGTCGACCAACCAGGTCCCGCAGGCCATCCTCGAACGCTCCCTGATGCGCGGGCACCGCGATGACGTCACTGCGATCGCGGCGTACTGGCTGCGGCCCGGGATGACCGTCCGCCTGCCCGACGACCGTGGCGCGGTCGTCACCGCCGTCGCCTTCGACTTCACCACCGGTCTGATGACCCTGAGCACCCGGAGCGCCTGATGCCCACACCCACCCTCGTCACCGTCGCGCCGGGCCACCAGCTCGACGCACCCGCCGCCGCGTCCTACGCCCGCGCCCGCGCCGCCGGGTGCCCGGCGGGGATCACCTCGGCCTACCGGTCCCCGGAGCGGCAGGCCGCGATGCGCTCGGCCTACCTCGTGGCCCTCGCCGCGTACCGCGCCGGGCGCGGCAAGAAGCCGACGTTCGTCGCGGCCGTCGCCGACTCCGAGCACGTCACCGGGCAGGCCCTCGACCTGCCGGACGAGCCCGAGGCGTGGTTCCGCGCGCACCCGGAGTTCGGGTTCGTGTTCACCGACCCGTCCGAGCGGTGGCACGCCGCCTACCGCCCGGCCCGTGACCGCCACCAGGCGGCCGCCACCACCCCGCCCACGATCGCCCAGGAGGACGACATGGCCCAGCTCATCATGCGCACTGGCAGCCCCGACATCTACCTCAACGCCATCGCGCTCGGCGTGCACCAGCACGTCAAGACGGAGGAGGAGCTTCGGCTCCTCAAGGGCATCTACGGGGAGACCGTGATCCTGCCCGCACGCGACTACGACGTCCGCCGCCAGCTCACGCTCGACGTCCAGGCTTCGGGCAAGTGATGGACGAGCCGCCCACCCCGACCGTCCCCCCGGCCGCTCGCACCTGGGCGTACGTCGTCGGCATCGTGTCCGCCCTCGGCGCCGCTCCCGCGCTGCTCGCCTACGGCCTGAACGAGGCCGCCGCCGTCGCCGTCGCGATCAGCGGTGCGGCCAACGCCCTCGCGTTCGGGTACCGGCCCACCCGGGGCGCCGGTGGCTGACGTGGACGAGGTGGCGCGCGCGCTCCTGGCCGAGACCAAGGGTCTCGTCCAGGAGACGCGCGATGACGTCAAGGGTCTCCGCGAGGAGGTCGGCGACATGGGCAAGCGGTTCGTGTCGGTCGACACCTGGCGACAGCGCAACCTCCAGGTGGACGACGCCATCGGCAACCTGAACCGCGAACTGCTCGCTAGGAAGGTCCCCTGGACCAGCGTCGCGGCCGTCGTCATCGCGGCCGTCGCGCTGATCCGTTAGCCGATGCAGTCGTAGTACCGGGCGGTGCCGTAGTCCGTCGTCATGTCGCAGTACGCCTCACGGACGGCACGTTCCTGGCGAGCCGCGTCGCGCACGTGCAGGCCGTACGGGACCGCGACGAGAGCGACGAGAGCGACAGCCGCCGCCACCCACCCGAGGACCCGGTTTCGGCGCTTCCGCCGCGCCTCCTGCGCCCGCAGGAGCGCCAGGAGTTCCGCTGCCGGGTCCTCGGTGGTCATGGCGCCCAGGATGCCCTACGCGGCACCTCGGCGCGTGGACCATCCGGCTGACTTGCTGGCCAGCGCGTTGCGGATCGCGTCGTCCTCGACCTTGACGTAGCGCTCGGTCGTCGCGACGGATGCGTGCCCGAGCACTTCCTGCACGAGCCGCATCGACCCCGTGCGGTCGTGCAGCTCCGTCGCGCACAGGTGCCGCAGCTGGTGCATCGTCGCTTCGTCCTTGAGTGCCCGCTTCACCAGTCGGCCGACCCACCGGGCCGACAGGTGACCGTCCTCGCGCCCGGGGAAGAAGTGCCCCGGAGGCAGCCTGCGCAGTGCGCGGGCGAGGTCGTCAGTAAGCGGCAGGCGTCGGTCCCGCTTGCCCTTGCCGTGCACGTGCAGGGCCCACCCACGCAGCGTCCGCTCGACGTCGTCCGAGTGGCCGCGCGCAACCTCGCCACGGCGCATTCCCAGGTCATTGCCGAGCCACACCATGAGGCGCACTCGGTCGTCGGGGTCGCCCAGCGCGTACTCGACTAGGGCCGGGGGAGCAGGCTTCGGGCGGGGCTGCGCCGGGACGATCACAGCGAGCCCGTCGGGGACGTTCACGAGCGTCTGGCCGGTCCCGACGCCCCACGCCCAAAACTGCCGGAGCGAGCTGCGCACCGACCGGGCGGTCTCGTTCGCCCACGCGTGCCCGCCGGTCCACTGCTGGAGGTCGCGCAGCGTCAGGTCCCACGGGGACGGGCAGTCGGCCCACAGCGCCAGGCGCCGCAGGTGGTAGGTGCGCAGACCGATGGTCTGCTCGGATCGGCGGGCCGCTCGCAGCGCGACGGTCCACTCATCGATGAGGCTGTTCCAGGGGGTATCCATGCCCTCATCGGTCGTCCCCGGGACGGCGCTCACGCGGGACGTTCGACTGCTCGCGGCGCCTGTCATGCTGCACTCTCGGACGACGAATCTGCTGACAACGCCGGGTTGTCAGCCCAGCGCTGCCGGGCGGCCTGCCGGGAGACCCCGAGCGCCGCGCCGATCTCGGTCCATGAGGCGCCGTTCGCGTGCACGGCTCGCGCGGCGTTGTCGATCGCCTCGTCCACGGCCTCGCGCAGCGCGACGAGCTCGGCCAGGTCCTCGGGGTCGGCGTCGGCCATCCGCTTGGACGCGGCTCGCAGGATGCGCCGCGCGAACGCGAGGAACTTCGTGTGGTCGCCCCCGCCGCTCATGCTGCCTGCTCCTGGCTCTCGTCGGCGGTGCTTCGGCGGCGGCCCGCGAGGCTCACGACGTCGGGGGAGGCTCCAAACCAGCGGGTTCGGGGTTCGAGTCCCTGATGGCGCACAGCAGAAGGCCCCTGACCAGCATGATCGCTGCCCAGGGGCCTTCGTCGTTGCTGGCGAACTGTGCGGAGTCCCCTGAAACCCCCCGAGTACGCGTCTCGGCTCGACCTCCGAGCAGGCGTTCGGGCCCCGCCCGTCCGGTCAGAGAAGGTCCGCCACGGCGCTCGTGTCGGTCTTCCGTCCGAGGTACTCGCGCGCAGTCATCGACGGGTCGGCGTGGCCCAGGACGTTGGCGATCGTCGCGATGCCGACGCCCTGCGCGTCGAGCAGCGACGCCACGGTGCGACGGAAGGTGTGCGGAGTCGCCCACGGGAAGCCGGCCCGATCCAGAACGGATCGGATCGCCCGCGTGGCGTTTCGTCGATCGCGCTCTCGGCCTGCCCGTGGGGCAGGGAAGATCAACCCCGACTCGGAGAGCCCCTCTCGGCGGCAGCGACGGCGCAAGACGTCAGCGGCCCAGCCTGGCAGGTGCACGATGCGATCGGCGTGCTCGGTCTTCGTCCCTCGGATGTGGACGGGGGCGGGTGTGCCCTCCTCGCCCGAGAGCGTCACGTCAGCCCACGCAACCGCGAGCGCCTCACTGATCCTCGCCCCGGTGACAGACAGGAACGCGACCAGATCGCCGACGTCGGCAGACAGTGCGGCGTCGTCGTAGAGCGCGAAGCCCACGACCTTGTCTCGCTCCTCGCGGGTGAACGCACGCTCGGTGTCGCGGCCGGAATCCTTCGACTCCCAGCCTGCCGCCGTGAGTGCGGCGGTTCTCTTGGTGTCGGCCGGTACCGGGCCGAGTGCACGCTTGGGTGCGGGGACGGACCGTGCCGCGTTGACGTCGAACAACCCTTCGGTGACGGCTTGGCCGATGACGAGGGAGACCACCGTGCGGGCGGTCTTGGCTGCGCCCGACCCGTGGGCGTCTGCCACCTTGCGCAGGAAGGTCCGGATCGGAGGCACCCGATTCGCCTCGGCGAGCGAGAACTTGGCGAAGCTCGAACCGGCGACGTAGCGGCTCCATGCGGCGCGGTACTGGGCGCGAGTGCTCTCCGCGAGCCCCGAGTCCGAGCGGTCCACGCTCACGAGCCACACTTCGCCCGCGGAGGCGACGCTCATCTCCCGCCGCATCGCTTCGCCCTTGCGGGGTTCGACGCGATCGCGGAGCGCGGCCCGCAGGGCTCGCTGCGCGGCGGGGCCGGACGGGCGACGCTGTGGCGTCCCTGCGTCGTATCTCTCGACGTCGCGCAGTGCACCGTCGAGGTCTCGGACCTTCGTGCGTGCTCGGAAGCGGCCTGCTGGCTCACCGGGACGGGCTTCGCGCCAACGTCCAGACGGGTCGAGAACCTGCGCTGTAATGCTGATGTTGCCCCAGGTCCCAGGTGCGGTACGGGGTCGTGCCATGCTGCCTCCTCTGAGCCTGTCCTCTCTCAGGAACATTAACGGGGGTTCGCTTCGGGGTCTATGTCCCCAGGTGCGGACATGTCAGCACCGCTGGGTACGCTTGACCTCAGAGACACGGTCCCGACCCCGCGTGAGGCGGCGTGGCGGTCAGAAGGGGGACCCGCAGCGAGGCCGAGCCGGCGGTGGAGCGGCAGGCGGTAGCGAACGCAGCCCACGCGGGGCAAGCCGCTCGCGACGATCCGAGCCTTCAAGCGAAGGGCACCTCCGTGTCTCTACATCCTCCTGCCGTGCGCCTCGACACGCCCGCATCAGCACCCGACTCCGCCGCACCAGTTCTGCTGACCACCGAGCAGCTGGCGCACCGGTGGCAAGTCCACCCCGGTTCGTTGGCCAACGACCGCATGAACCGCCTGGGCTGCCCATTCGTACGGCTCGGGTCGCGGGTGCGCTACCGCCTCTCGGACATCGAGTCGTTCGAGCGGGCGTCGCTCGTCGCCGGGGTGGGCGCCGCGTGATGCACCGCCCGACCAACCCGTACGGGCGCGACATCATCGAGGCCGAGCGTGGAGGTCGCCGCGCCGAGTACCTCACCTGCCGCGAGCTTTCGTTTCTCGCCGGCGTGGGTGCGATCGAGTACCTACGACAGCCTTGCTCGCTGCTCGATGTCGCCCTGCCAACGTTCGGTGCGACGATCCGCGAGGTTCCGGTCTCGAAGTGGGTCAGCGGCGGCGCGTTCCGTGTCTACGCCAAGGCTGAGCGGCTCGCACTCAAGAGCATGGACGCCTCCGCACCTGAGGAACAGCGTTACCTGCGGAACTTCGCCGAGTCGTGCGTTCCCCTCCTTGTTCACCAACGGGTTGCCCTCGCGCGGAAGCCGGGGATCAAGTCGCGAAAGTACCCGGACGGGGCGAGGGTTCCCCTGCCTGGTCGGGGAACGTGGTGGATCGTCGATCCCGAGTCGATCACCCCACCCGACCCGACCACGCCCGAATCCCGGGCGCAGAGCGTGGCGGAGGTGGTTGCGTGAGCGCGGTTCCCCACGAGTCCGCGTGGCAGCGGGCTCAGCGGGACATCCTGTTGCGTGCGGCTGATGGCCGCGGGCGACGTGCCCGGAAGATCGGTGACGAGACTCTTGCGGTCGTCGCGGTCATCGCCGCACGGACCCCAAGAGCGTTCGTCAGCACGGGCGAGATCGCGACCGCGACGTGTGCCGATGTGATGCCCGCCGTCTGCCAGCTCGAGGATGCTGGGCTGCTCGCACCGGGCTCTGCGGTGTCCGGCCGGCTGAGCCTAGTTGGCCCGAAGCTACTGGAACTGCTCGGCCTGAGCAGTTGGTCGCTGGGGCCCGAGAGCCGGCCGGACGTTCGGCCGTCGGGGACGGTCATCGAACTCAGTGGGGCCCGGCTGGACGAGCTGGGCTCGGAGATCCGATGAGCGGCCCACGCGGGGTGCAGGGCGGCAACGGCGCGGAGGTGCTGGAGTCGATGCTCGCTCGTCCGTGGCGCGACGCAGTCAGGGCGGACCCCAGGTTGAGAGACCCGACGACGCTGCACCTGGCTCTGTTGATCTATGACGATGCACCGAAGACCGCGGCAAGGATGCGGCCGTGGTTCCGAGATCAGCGCGAACTGGCCACGTGGATGCGGGTCACGCCGACGACTGTCGCGAGGCACCTCAGGCTGCTTCGGGACATGGGGTGGCTCACTCGGGCCTCTGCGGCGGAGAAGCGTCTACACGGGATCGTCGGAAACATGGGCGCCTGTTGGCTGACGGATGGGAGCACCAGCCCCCTCCCTGCCCAGCGCGACCGCTGGGCGCACCTTCGGCACAGGCCTCAGCCGGGTCAGGTCTGGGAGCCTGACGAGGCGGACGTCTCCTGGGTCTCCGAATCTCAAGCCAGCGGGGTACTCGATCGGGTGCCGTAGCGAGGTGCTGATCTCAAGCGGCCTTGAGACAAACGGTACTAGTAGGGCGAGGCGCGTCAGCGTCTCGACCGTTCGTGCCTTCACGCGGCCCTCGGGCCGCGCGAGATTGATGCCGGGCGGAGCGAGAGCGGAGCCCGGTTGAACTCGAGATGAGCGACCGCTTCCTCGCGGTCGCGACTGAGTTGATGTGACAGTGCGCCGGCTCGTTGCCGGCGCCCTGACGTAGGACGCACGCGCGGCCGCGCGCACGAGAGAGACGCCATTTCGGACTGAACCGGGCCGGGCCACGCCCTGTCCCGGCCATCACAGTCGGCGTGCTGCCGCACCTCGTCTGTGCCGTCGATGTCGCGATGCGGCCGATGCCGCATCGCCAGCTCGGACACTCGCGCCGGGCTGGTCGCCCCGGCGCGGTCATCCTCATCACCCGGATCACCGCGACACGCTCTCCGGCGTGCCGCTGATCCTCGACATGACTACCCGTTCCGTAGTGAAGGAGAACGCGTGTCCAACTTCTACAGCCGCGCCGGAGCAGCGCACGGCGCAGGCGCCCCGTTGGGCGCCTCAGTGGACGTCGCGAAGTCGACGACGTCCAACCAGCAGTCGACCGCGGCGGGTCGCCTGATGGCGCCGCACGCCATGTCGCTCAACCCGCAGTCCGATGCACGCGCGAACCTGGACCGCGCGCTCCAGACCCAGGCTTCGCATGCGGACGACCCGCTCGACCCGGTGAGCCAGACGCTGAACGCCGCCGCGCGACGCTACGTCGTCGACCCGGTGATGAAGGTCGCCGAGGTGGCGGGCAAGCCGGTGAACTGGCTTGAAAACTACTACGAGGCAGCGGACCGGACGACGAAGGCCGCGTCTGGCAACTCGTGGTGGCGTGAGTACCTTGGCGCGACCCTGTACCGCATCCCGGGCGTGGGGCTCATGGACCCGGAGTTCCGGGACCAGATGGATGCCGCGAACCGAGCAAACGCTACGGTGGCTCAGACCGCCTGGTTGACGATCGCCGGTGGCGACTCGTCGTATGACGACACCTACCGCCTGCTTGACGACCCGGACGCCATGGTCCCGCAGGTCAACGAGGACGGCACCCTCGGCAGGACTGAGCGCGAGGAGTACTTCTCCTCGGGTGCCGCACGCTGGACCACAGGCATCGCGGACGCATCGTTCGACCTGTTCGCGGACCCGCTGATCCTGGCCGGCAAGGGCGCCTCGGTAGCCCGCGCAGCACGTAACACGATCAAGGCTGAGGACGTCGCCGCAGCTGCGCGCGGGGTCGGCGCCCTGTCGTATCGTGCGCAGCGCATCGACGCGACGGTGAACCGGGTCATCGACGCTTCGGAGCGTGTGCGTGGGGTCGACGGTGGCACCGCGGCCCTGTACCAGACGAAGTTCCTGGGCCAGACGGCGGACGCCGGTGCGATCCCCTACTTCCTCCAGCGCGCGGATGACATCGTGGACGACGCGGAGCGTGTCGCGACGAAGCGCGACGCACTGTTCGCGGGGATGGGTGACCGGGAGGCCCTGGCGCGCCTGTCGTCCCGGAACGACGGTTTGGCGCTCGAGCTTGAGGCGATGACCGGACCCAACCGTGCGTCAGCGATCGAGACGGTGCTTCAGCGGCGGGACTACTCGCACCTGGACAACCTGCGTTCGGTCGACGAAGACGCGTTCCTCGACAAGGTGGTGGACCTTGAGTCTGAGCGCATCCGCCAAACCATGGACTCGATCCAGCGCGTCCAGGGTGTCGGCAACCCCGCCGGCCTGGCAGATGACGCCCTTCAGGCCACCTCCGGGGTGGGTGAACTTGCGCGCCTGACCGATACCGCTGGCCGTGAGTTCCTCCGGGTTGGCAAGACGATCCAGCGCGGCAGCGGCCTCCCGCCCGTGCACGTGCTCACCGGCCGCCACATCCCGGGGACGTTCTCGCTGTCGTCCGATGACGCGTTCAAGTCGTTCAACGCCTCGCTTGACGAGGCTCGCCGCATGTTCCCGAACTCGGCAATGGCCGATGACACGTTCGCGAAGATCGCCGACGAGTTCGCCACGGCCCACGGCGCCGCCGATCCCGCTGCCGCGCGTGCTAGCCGGCGTGCACTGGTTGACCGGTTCAACCGGGTCATGGAGCAGAACATCGCCGTCCGCCACGGCGGCGGCGACAAGGTCCGGGAGCAGCAGATCATCACGGCCATCCGTGAGATCCGCACCCGCCGTACGGCGGAGATGGCTCACGTCCAGGAGCGCGCTTACCGCGCGCAGCGCGCCGACGGCATCGGATACACCCAGGACGCGGATGGGATCTACGCGTTCAAGACAGACGACCTCAAGCAGGCCGCCGCCACCCCTTTCGACGGCACCCAGCTCGATGACATGGTGTCGCTCCCGTCCTACCGTAAGATCGAGAACACGATCGAGGCGAACTTCAAGGACGGCTTCGAGGGCTACCTGCGCAAGCGGGCCGACCGCGGGTGGGAGGTGACCGAGGAGTTCCTTGCGGTCACCAACGACCTGTGGAAGTTCGCCTCGTTGTTCCGTCTCGGCTACCCCATTCGCGTCCAGGTCGACACCCAGGCGCGTCTCCTGGCAACGCTCGGGCCGCTGCGGTGGCTCGGGATGGCCGCCAAGGGGACGGGGAATCTTGCGTACAACCTGCGTAAGGTCACGGCATCCGAGCTGGAGCATGTGGCTCGGCAGGTCCAGGCTCGGGGTGCGCTGGAGCGGATCGCGGAGCAGTACGGCGACGACATCCCGGACGCTCTGCGGGCGCAGGTCGACGACCTGGAGATGCTGCTCAAGGAGCCCGCTCCGCGCGTAGCTGGCGATGCGAAGTTCCGCGTCCGCAACACCGAGCTGGCCCGGTTCATCGGGAAGGGTGAGGCACGCGGGAACGCGTACCGGTCGACCGCGGACTTCTCGCGGGAGACGGAGACGTTCGACGCCCGAGAGTCGATCCTCGGCCTGATGGACTCGGCCCGCACCGCCAGTCTGCGGAACCTGCGGGCATCGGAGCACGTTCAGGTCGTCGGCGGGAGCAATCCGCGGTGGTCCGCCGGGTACATGCGGGCTGTGAACAACCAGATCCGCAACTCGCATGCGCTGATGTCGATGGTCGCGGGCGAGTCGGACGAGGCTGTCGCCGCCTGGTACCGGACGGACTCGGCCGGTCGGGCGCAGTGGCGTGAGCTCTCGAAGCACTATGAGTCCGTTGAGGATCTGGTGCGGGTGCAGCGGGAGCAGGTGGACACCCTGCTGCCGACCGAGGCGTCTCGCTCGGCGGTGGCGAATGGTCCGCTGACGGAGGGTCAGCTCGACGATCTGTGGCCGACGAAGGCGGATCGTCCTGGCGTGCCGGCGCAGATGCTTGAGGCGGATGACCGCTTCTTGGGCACGCGCGCATACAACGCGACGCGCAATGCGTGGTTCAAGTGGGCGTCCACCGTTCCCGAGAACATGATGGGCCGGCACCCGTTCTACGTGCAGCGCAAGCAGATGCACCTGGCTCGGGCGATCCAGAACGCCGGCGGAGACGCGGATGCGCTGACGATCGCCCAGTACAACCGTGCGGCAAGCCGCGCGGCGGTCCTGGCGCGGCGCGACATCGGTCGGTACTGAACCGCCCCGGGTTCAGTGGAGGCTCGGTTCTCTGGTTTCGGCCGTCACGACGGCCGGGTTCTGACGGTAGTGGTTCGTCTCGTGCTCGGCGGGCGGGATGTCGCCGAGCTCGGTGTGCAGGCGGCGGTTGTTGAACCAGTCGACCCACTCCAGGGTCGCGATCTCGACGTCGTCCAGGGTCCGCCAGGGCCCTCGACGACGGATGAGCTCGGTCTTGAACAGCCCGATCGTCGACTCGGCCATCGCGTTGTCGTAGGCGTCCGCGACGGTGCCGATCGACGCCCGGATGCCGAGCGCTGCGAGGCGCTCGGTCAGCGCCAGCGAGACGTATTGGGACCCGGCGTCGCTGTGGTGGATCAGACCGGACAGGTCCGTCACGCCGGTGCGGCTCCGGGTCCAGGCGGCCATCTCCAGGGTGTCGGTGACCAGGGCGGCGCGCATGTTCGTGTCGGCCTTCCAGCCCACGATCATCCGGGAGAACACGTCGATGACGAACGCGACGTAAGCGAACCCCGACCAGGTCCGGACGTAGGTGAAGTCGGCGACCCACAACTGGTTCGGTGCGGTCGCGGTGAACGCCCGGTTGACCAGGTCACCGGCCCGGATCCCGTCCTTGCCCGGGACCGTGGTGCGCTTGGCCCGGCCGCGGACGACACCGTGCAGGGCGCCGGCACGCATGAGCCGCTCGACCCGGCAGCGCCCGATCGGGTGCCCGAGGCGGTGCAGGTGCCGCCACATCTTCCGCGCCCCGTAGACGCCGTAGTTCGCGGCGTGCTCGACCGCGATGACCTCGCTCAGCGCGGCGTCGGTCACCGACCGCGCCGAGGGCGGGCGGGCCTTGGCGGCGTAGTACGTGCTCGGGGCGACCTGCAGCTCTCGGCAGATCGGCTCGACCCCGAACTCGGTGCGGTGGGCGTCGATGAACTCGACTACCTGGGCGACGGGCGGTCGAGCTCCGCCGCGAAGAAAGCCGACGCGCTACGCAAGATCGCGTTCGCCCGCCGCAGCTCCCGGACCTCCCGCTCGAGCTCGGCCAACCGTTGCGCGTCGTTGCTCGTGGTCCCGGGCCGGTCGCCGGCATCGACCTCGACCTGGTTGACCCACCCCCGCAGCGTCTCGGGATTGATCCCGAGCTGCTCACCGATCCGCCGGCACGCCGCCGGACGCGTCACCGGATCCTTCCTCGCGTCCAGCACGAGCCGAACCGCGCGCTCACGCAGCTCGTCCGGGTACTTCCTCGGTGCAGCCATGACCCTCATCCTCCGTGGATTGAGAGCCTCCATGGAACCCGGGGCGGTTCAGTACATGTTCGACACCGCCCAGCGGTCCAACATGGCCCACGCCCTGCGGTTCGTCTCGCCGTTCTACTCCGCCTGGTCAGACACCATGATCAAGTGGGGTCGAATCATCGGCGAGAACCCGCAGGTGCTGCCGGTGATTCCGAAGGTGTTCAACGCGCCGAACAACGTGTTCACGGTGGTCGACAACGACGGCAACCGGATCATGCCGAACGGTGACGTGGTGGACGCGGAGGGCGATGTCGTCCGCAAGTCGGCCGACTGGACCGAGGGGTACATCCTCGTCGGAGTGCCTGACTGGTTGCCGTCGTGGGCGAACCCCGGCGGCGGGGACTCGGTGAAGATCAACAAGGGCTCGCTCAACGTGATCTTCCAGGGGGACCCGTTCTGGCTCCCCGGCCCTGGGCCGATCGCCGCGGTGCCGGCGAATGAGATCGCGAAGCGTGCGTTCCCGGAGGCGTGGGACGACGAGACCGCGACGGGCGCGATCCTCCGGTACCTCCTGCCCTACGGGCTGGACGAGGAGGGTCCGGTCGCGCAGTCGATGCCGATGTGGGTGAAGAACCTCAAGACGGCGATCACGGCTGACACCAGCGATGACCGGTTCGCGCAGACCTACGCACTGCTCATGGCGGAGACCCAGAACCAGGTTCGCCGCGGCGAGCTCGACCCGATGTCTCAGGCCGAGCTTGAGGCGACGGTGCAGAACAAGGCGCGGAACTGGTGGTTCCTTCGGGTCCTTGGCTCGCAGGCACCGTTCTCCACGCAGCCGACCAGCCGCATGGAGTTCTGGCGGCAGGAGTGGCAGCGGTACCAGCGCGAGTTCGGTGCCGACGCCCGGAACCGTTTCTATGAGGACTACCCGGATTACTTCGAGGCCAGCATCTCGCTGTCCGCGAACGAGTCGGGGATCGTCGCTACAGACGAGTCCTGGAACGAGACCGAGAAGTACCTGCCGGAGATCAAGGCGAACCCGGAGTACGGGTGGATGTTCGTCGGTGCCGCGAACGTGGCACCGGGGTTCGACCCTGGCGTGTACACGGCCCAGAAGTTCCAGGGCCTGCGTTCGACGAAGGACCCGGCCGATGCGTTCCGTGACCTCCAGGTCAACAAGGGCTGGTTCGACTACCAGAAACTCCGCGGTCAGGTGGACCTGAAGCTTGAGGAGCGCAAGGCCGCTGGGGGTTCGCAGGCACTCACTTCGAGGTCCAATGCTGATCTCAAGGCCATCTGGGACGAGGCCGTGGCTGCCCTCAAGGGGGACAACGCCCAGTGGGCGGACGCCTACGAGGGTGGGGGCGCTGGCGGTGAGCCGGCGCTCCAGTTCCTGCGTGCTGCCGGGCAGGCGGTCATCGACCGCCCGGAACTCGCGGAGCGTTCGGACTTCCAGACGCTCGAGCAGTACATGCAGGTGCGGGCCGTGATGCAGCAGAAGTTGCTGGAGCGGTCCACCGACGGGGGCTCCGCGTCTCTGGACGCCCAGGCGAACGAGGATCTGCGAGTGATCTGGGACTCGTTCACTGCGGAACTGCGGGCGCAGGACATCGGCTTCGAGCAGATGTTCAGCCGCGGGCGGCTTGAGACTGACGACTTGACGGGAGAGTGAACCCGACATGCCCGAGCTTCACCAGCAGCGCACGGCGCTCGTGTCATCCCCACGGTCGACCCGCGTCCACATCGTCGACACGGATGTTCCCACCCGCACGCTGTGTGGGTGGGAAGTAGGCGGCTACTCCCGCAAGTTCTCTGAGACGGCCTCTATCGAGAGCCTGTGCAAGTCGTGCAGCGGTGCTACGCCGCGCTGACCCAACCTCGGGGCCACAGTGACTGAGTCCGGCAGTCCGCAGACCGCTCTCACCTACGTGTGGGGGCGGTCTGCGGCTGTTTGCGGCGGTCCCACGTGCACTAGAGGGTTCGTCGGTCCACTTCGCTGGGGACTGTCCTCAAGAGGCACGCGTGCAGGGCGCTGTGCGGCCGGGAGAAGCGCGTTTGGGGACGTGGCGTCGAAGGGCAAGCCTCGTTGCGGTCTCGCCGGTTTCCCGGGCGGGCAGCTTGCCCTAGAGGGACAGGGGTTAGGCGCAGGGGGTTGAGTGAGGGGTGTCCAGCGGTCCTCCCTCGGAGTCGATGGCTTGGCGGGGTCATCGACCGGACGGGGGCGCCAGACACTAGAGGCTTGGCGACTCAACCTGTTCGAGGACGACGTCGAGCTGCAAGCTCACCGGGATCGGGTGGTCGTTGAGCACACCGAACGGGAGCGTTCCGACCTGCTGGACGATTGCGTCGAAGGTCCCCGTGCTCCCGTGAGGATTCGTCATACGGATTCGAGCGCCCTCGGGAAGCGGAAGCAGCCCATCGATCCATGCGAGGTTCTCGCCCGCCACCACGTCGAAGATCAGGGTTCGCCCGCCGAGGGGGTAGGTGGGTGTGTCGTTGTCAGCCATGCCGCGAGCATGGCACGTCAGACCGACATCCTCAGCGCCCACGCATCGGGGCCTACCGCGTTCTCGCCGCGTCGCCCGCCGAGACCTGCAGGTGCCGCGGCACCACCTCAGCCACCAGTGCCTCCTGCTCCGCCGACAACGCCAGGTCCGCTGCTGCTTGGCCAGATGCACCTGCCTCCCCTCCCCCTGAGCCTTGATCGCCGCCTGCACGCCGAACTCGACGACATCTCACCCACCGAGAACGAGACAGACCACGAGCGCCCGAAGCCCGCCTCGACGACGCTGCGGGTCGGGACTCTGGGTGAGCGCCTCCAGGGAGGTGCCCTCTGGGGCTTCCCCCTGCAGCGGTCCGGCGATTAGGAGTTGGGGAGTCCGGGGTGCTGAACGCCTCGACGGGCGCCGTGTCGAATGAGGTCGAGCGCGGGAGTCTGCTTGACCGGGGGGTTGAGGTAGCGCGCCAGGCCGCTCCGGGTGGCTCTGCCCGGGGCGGTGCGGTCTCGAACTTGCGTGCGGCGTGTCGCCCCGAGACTCACCCCTATCGGTCCTCTGCCATGATTTGTCTCGGGAAACTGGCGCAGGAGGGCACCATGGAGAACGTCGTGGGCATCGTCTCGATCGTCATCGCGCTGGTAGCGGTGGTCATCGCCGTGTGGCAGGGAATGCTGTCGAAGCGCCAACTCGACCTCGCGAAGGAGACCGAGGGGCGGACCGAGCGCGCGCTCGACGAGATCCAGCGGCTCACCACAGAGACGAAGAGCATGACCGAGGCGATCAAGAAGGACGTCGAGGAGCGAATCACGCGCATGCTCGACAGCCGGCTGGAGGATGACAGGCGCAAGGCTGAGTCGTCCGAGCAGGCATCCCAGGCGTTCTTGCAGATGCTCCTCGGTGGCATGAACCCCGGCGCGACCCCCGGAGGACCAGCAGGCTTCCAACCGCCCACCTCGCCCGCGGAGTAGTACCGACAACAGGCTCTACTGCTGCAGAACCACCACGGCGGCCCACGCGGCGACGATCGCGGCAATCAGACTCAGCGTTGTGAGCACCGTGTTCACCCAGAATCGACGCGTTTCCTGCCGGTCGCGGTCGCTCTCGCGCTGCCGCCGCTCGGCTTCTGCTGCGTCGCTGCGCATCACGTCTGCCTCCTGCACAGCACGCATCGCGGCCAACGTGTCGGCCGCCTGCTGATCGGCCGTGTACGTGAACTGGCGTCCGCTGTAGTCGGCGCCGCCTGAGCCCTGTCGCATGAGAACTGATCATGCCCCGCCGCCGGTCAGGAGTCGAAGGCGCCGGGTCCGAGCTGAGGTTCATCCGGCCGGTGCGGTGCAAGTCGAACCGCGGGCCCTCGTTGCGGGGGGGGGGGGGGTCGAGGCCGCCGCCGCGCGGGTGGTCGGATCACATGTCGGTGCGGCGGCCATGTGCGGTTCTCCCACGGGGGTCAAGGTGCCACGGTGCGCGTGGTCGCCTTCGGAGTGTCCGACGGGGAGCCAGCGTGAAGTGGCCGTCTCGCGGCCCGTCTTGTGTCACAGTCTGCTCATGACCCGGTTCGTGCCGTTCTCCGCCCGCCGTGGTGTTGGCCCGGCCCCGGACTTCGTCGATGGCGTCCCTGCGCACCTCGCGATGCAACTCAACGAGTGGGTGGAGGAGTTCTTCTACAACCGGGTGCACGGAGTTCGCTCGGACAACCTCGATGCGGCGATCACTCTCCTGCAGTGGCCGATCGCCGTGCGCGACGAAGTCCGCCGTTTCGACGCGGTGATGAAGTTCGCGCGCGAAGACGACGACCGGTTCCTCGATCTTCTCGACCTGCTGTGTGTCGCCGCGTCCGAGAGCCAGCGGGAGGCCCTCGACAAGTTGCTCGACCGTGGCATGTCGGTCTACCGGGTCAGCGCTGCGGAGCCGTTCCGGCTCGAGGAGCGCGTAACGGAGGAGGCCCGGGCAGCTCTGGCCGACGCCGTGAGTCACCCCGACCCGGCAGCGGAGCACCTTGCGCGTGCGTGGTCTCTCGTCTTCGGTCGCGACCGGGACCCCGGTGCGGCGTGGAACGCGGCGGTCAAGGCGATCGAGTTCCTGCTTCACCCGATCGTCGAGCCTAAGAACGGGAAGGCGACGCTCGGGACCATGGCGAAGGTGTTGCGCAACAAGCCCGAGTCGTGGACGTTCGTGATCGCGGCGAAGGATGGCGACACAACCGCACGACCCTTCCTGCAGGCTCTCGAGCTCATCGGGTATGAGCCGGGTCGGCACGGTACCGATCCGGAGAGGGCCACAATCGAGCAGGCGCGGGTCATCGTCTTGCAGGCGGTCACCATTGTTCAGTGGCTCCGCGCCGGTGCCCTCACACGGGCGGACTCCTAGCCACAGGTCTGCGCTGTGCCGAGGCTCGCTAGGTGATCGTTACGCTCGTGACCACGGCTACCGGGGCAGATCCGAGGACGTTGGGTGGAGCTTGTCGCGATGCCGAGCGGTCGGGGGGCACACAGACAAGTGCATCGTCTGCCTTCGGGTCGACGGGACACCGCCGGCCGGCGGGGCGTGCGAGGTCAAGTACCGGGCCCAGGAAGTCGCCGGCGGGCGTGACGAGTCAGACCTCCTCGACGACCTGCGCGTTGCTGTAGGCGCCGGTCGTCACCGCGATCCCGAGCGTCTCGCAGTGGTCCTTGTTCTCGTAACCCTGGCCGCCGTCCGTCGCGACGATGTAGCCGTTGTCTGCCCGGAGCCGCCAGGCCCATTTCCGGTCCACACGCCGGTAGATCTCGAGCTTCGACATGCCCACTCCCATCAGCGGCCCCGTGCCATCGCGGGACGGTTGTGCGCAACGTAGCGACGGAGCGGCAGGACACGCCAGAGCCATGCGAGGCAGGTGTGAGCGTGTTGACGCTCGCCCTCCTTGAGCACGCTGTGGTGAGAGTTCGCGGAACACGTCAAGTCGGGTGGGGGACCTGGCTAGGCTCGACCCATAGTGATGCTTGCCGACGACCTCTCAGTAGTCATGGGATCTAAGGCCACCCACTCGCAAGGGGACACCTCGTGGTGGACCGAGAGCGTGTGCCCGAGGTGCGGCCGAGGGCAGTTCTTTGTCGTCGCTGGCGCAGCCGGCCCCGTGCGAAACACCAGGAGTGGACGCGTGTGCGCGATGCGCTATTGGCGTGGTAGTGAACGACGGAGTGATCTCGCCGGGGACCAGGCCGCTACGCCAGGTGCGTGGACTCGGCACCGTGGAGCCGGGAGCTTGGGAGGAAGTACGTTCCGCGCTGGCGGTCTCCGCGTGGACCGCCGCGGTCATGCTCTGCCGGAAGCTCATCCTGCACGTCGCTGTTGCGCACGGCTTGCCTGAGAAGGACAAGTCGGGCCGGGCTCCGAGTTTCGACCGGGCCGTGAAGCACCTACAGTCGGTAGGGCTGATCACACCGCCGATGAAACCGTGGGTCGACCACATCCGCAAGGTCGGTAACGGCGGTAGTCAGGCGAGGTGCACATCGATGGAAGGTCTCTTTCGCGATAGGCGATCGCGGTGCACTATGGGTGCATGGCTGGCCGAATCCTCCCCGACGAGCGGATGCGTGAACTCGTGCGCCGCGACTACTCAGACACCCAGATTCGCGATCTTCTCTCGAAAGAAGATGGCATTACTGTGACACGCCAGGGCGTTGCGGCCTGGCGACGGCGCCATCGTGAGGGACGAGAACCACGACCGATGCTCTACTCGGTGCCGTGGCGGTTGCGTCCGGAGCATGTCCGATCCGAGGCCGCCAAGGCGATCCGCTTCCGCGCGCGTCTTGATGCGGGACTCGACGTGGCGGAAGAGGACATTGCGCGCCTGCGCCGCGTAGAACAGCGGTTGGCCAACGTCGGCGGCGTTCTCGCGTACGATCCCGAATCTGCGCGAGGATGGCTCATCGTTCCGCGTCGTCCGGGGGTGGACAACGGCATCGTTCGCGAAGAGACCGACTGAGTCGGAGTATCGCGAGGCTTCGACGATTTAGGGAGTCGGTGCCGTGATCTCATCCAGAAGTTCATCGCGGCTTTTGGACAAGTAGTAGCTGCGGGTGCGCAGCGGCGTCCCTGTGCCGATCGCGCCGAACTCCCCTGACAGGCGTCGTGGTTCAGCGATGACGCGCCACGCTCCGTCAAGGTTCGGCACCGGCTCAACCGGGGTGCCGCAGATCGCCAGACTCCACCGGTCGGTGGCACCGGTGTCCGCAGGATCGGAGTAGAACACCGCCCCGATCTCGATGGTGTCACTTGAACGAAACCGCTCACGCTCGCGGTAGACCTCGATCCACTGATCAAGCGTGCGGGTGGCCACGCACCAGGCGTTGACGCGCTGGCCTGGGACGAGCTCCTGTTCGGTGGCGATACGTTTCCCTCGCCATTCGAACAGCTCGAGTAGGTCCACCAAGGTGTGCCGACTTGACTCGTTGATGACCGCGACTCTGGTCCAGACCGAGATCAGTCGTGACCCATCACGAGGCACGTGCATCGACTCCGATCCCTCGCCGTAGGGGAGCGGCTGCGGTTCTCCACCGAAGCCCGACGGTTCTCGAGGAGGCCACGTAGGTTCCTGGTCCAGGTGGACGGAGATAGCCGGCGTTGCGGCGTCGATGCGCGCCCGCACCGCCTCGGCCGCCTGCTGGCGGTTGAGCTCGAGGGCGGAGTTCGCAGCGACCACGGCGTCCTGTGCCGCGTCGGCGGACTTGCGCGTCTCCCACGACTGCCACCCGACGATCAGTGCAGCCGCAACGGCGGCAATGGCAGCCACCCACCCAGGGTCAACGTTCATGGCGAACAGCCTTCCAGTCGAAGCCGCCGATGAGGCGCTGGCCGCGCAGATCGCGGCTGTTCCCCACAGCAACTGTGACGACAAGCTCAGGGGTCGACAGCGGGGCGGGCGAGACCGGGCGAAAGGACCACCGCTCTAGTGCCTCTTCCGCGTCTCGGTCAGCGAGTTCCGTACGGACGCTGGTTGGCGGGCTTGAGCGAGATCCCGAGTTGTTGCGCCCTGCTGTACACGGCATCCTCGCTGCGGCTCAGCTTCAGGGCGATGATGCGGGTCGGTGTGTTGCCCGCTGCCAGGCGACGAAGCTGCGCGTCGTCCGCTGCTGTCCACAACTTGCCTGAGTTCGTGTTCGCCACCGGTCGACTCCGATCTCGGTTCGGCCTCCTCGTCGAAGCCGGACACGAGCGTCCCACTTGCTCCAACCGCGGGACAGATGCAGTCGGGTGATCAGAGGTCGCCGCGGGCCGTTCTCAGAGGCATCTGCCCGGCCCGGGAGACTGGAGCGGCAGCAGGCCCCTTGCCCGGGGGCGGGCCGCATCACGTCGACGGGATTCCCGGTCGCGAGCAAGGGAGCGGGGGCTACCAACGCCCCCAACATCCCGATACGGCTCACACTGTCCGGACACCACCGCAACCTCGTCGCGACAGGGGTCCCCGCCACCGCTTGTTGCGAAGTTCCATAGCCAGAGCAATCCGATGGCCGCCGCGGTGATCGGTGCGAGCCACAGACCGGTACTGGACCTGGTCCGGCGCACCATCGATCGGTTGCGCGCGCCGGACCGCGCGCTTCTTGTGTGCGTCGGTCGCCCTGAACGCGAGACCGCCCGCCCCACCAGGTAGCCAGTGATCCAGATGGGCGGCAGCATTAGGCCTCCGCCGAACCCGAACCCGAACCCGAACCCGAACGAGATCGCGAGGTCGCTCGGGTCCACCGAGTCGTTCATGAACAGAGCAACCCATGCGCCGAACACGACCGCGACGACGACGATAGACAGCCCGAGGGCCTTCCCATTCGGGTGCGAGTCAACTCGATCCACGTCGTCACCTCGACCAATTCGCCAGAGCCGTCGTATGCAGACTTCTTTCCGCGGACAGTACCCATCAAATACAGCGTGCGTGGTTTAACAACCCCCGGGTCAAGTCGCGGCGAAAGGCGCTGGAAGTTTGCGTGTGCTGACGCCTTGTGCGGGGTGCCGGAGCCGCGGTGCTGGACGATCCGATGTCCCTAGGTGCGAGGGCGCAACCCCATTGGCCTTGCGAGGGAGGATGGTCTTGGCGGCTACTCGTGCGTGGCGCGAGAGCGTACGGCTCGCACCATCGCCCGCACGGCGCTCCCAGGTGCGACGAACACCAGGAAGTTGACGACCAGGCTGACGATGAGAGCGACCGGCTTCGGCCCGAACACCGACACCTCCGCCACCAGCGTCCCGAGGATCGTGAAGAAACCGACGATCAGGGCCCACCACCAGAGCCAGTCGTGGGTCAGCGGGCGGTCGAACGGGAAGCCGCGTCGCTTCGCATGCCGGCGTTCCACCTCGGAGATCAC